GCCCCAGGGCCACCACGGATTATCAACCGTGGCTCACCCTGCAGGGTCTTCCCGGGCGAGCTAGGCGTCTAGCCTATCGCCACGCGTTGTCCTACGTCGCGGATGCGCATCCCCCCCCCCCCCCCCACCGTTCCCCGAAGGTACTAGGATGGAGCCAGGCACGCCCGGTAGCAGTTCGCTAACGGCCGGAACCTGTTTCTGACTTAGAATCGGGCGTCACCACGCCCCCCTCTAGAAGGAGGGGGGGCGAAGGTACCGACTTTCATCCTCTGTCACCACAGCAGTAGTCCGCACTAAGGCGCGGAAACGACTGCACCTCCCAAGAGGAACCTCTGGTATGCGGGCGGGTCCCACATCAGAACCGAAGGTTCCCACGAGCAGAGCTCCACGGCCTCCTCATCCGGAAGCCAGACCATTCCTTTAACTCCCGCCCCGAGTCCAAGGGGCGCCCTCCAACGGGTTATGCCGTCCTCAACCCACCGGCGGACCGTCGAAGCTCCAAAGGTAGTAAGCGGCCTAGTCCGTAAAGTCCCCAGGAGGGAATAAAGCCCCCGACGGGGCACCTTACGCTTCGACAGCCACTCCCTATAGAACCCCTCGTATCCGCTGGAACGGACCTGGGCAAAATAAGCCCGCACGAGGGTGCCTCGAGAGGCACACCCTTGCCAAGCGGCGTGCACCATCTCCCGAACGAAAGCTGATTGAAGCTCCCGTAGGCGACGGCGCTCACCGCGGGTGCGAGGGGAACATGCCACCCTCGACCATCCCGGAGGTACGGCTGCCCAGTTCATCCTAGAGGGGTCTTCAGGAAGACCATTCTCCGAAGGGAGCTCGGCGTACCAACATTCTCTCCTCCACAGGCCGGCCCTATGGAGAGACTCCACACACGCGGGGATTCCCAATCCACGCACCACACTCCTTCCCGAGCGACGGATCTCTTTGCCCCTCCACCGGAGAAATAGGGTCCTAGCGACTATAAGCTGCTCGCCTACATAACCCCGACAGAAACGGCGCAGGGCGCCACCAAGTCCGGAGAGTGATTCGACAGGCTTCACAAGGCCACCTGTCCGCAGAACAGGAATAAGGGTTGGAGCGTGCCCGCGGACGGATCGGAAGAACGACGAATTGATAGAGAATTGCCTGGAATCAACCAGGGTCTTCCCTACCGAAAGACGAAGTCCCACCGACCCGACGAAAGCCGCCCACCGATCATACTCCCCCCTGGTGCAACGGAACAGAATATCGTCGCCATTAATCTTGACCGGCACGGTCTTCGAAAAGACCCACCGGAAGGCACAATAATTCTGAAGACAGAGCATGGGGAAACTCAACAAGTTCCCCATGAGCTGGCCGACCTCCTGGTCAAAACCCATCGCCACGTCCGGATAATGGATCCTGGCCCGAAGGGAAGCAATTGCTTGCTCCCCCAAGGACGCAGGAACCCACCGAGCGTTTTGAAGGGCGACCCGGAGAATCGCCTCCGTCACCTCCAGGGGGAGGTAGTCAGTGGCGGCTTCATAATCGCCAGACACGAACACCTCCCCTTCCCGCGGCGTGAAATCCCGCAACTTACACGGCTTGGCTTCGCCCCGAAGGAGCCAATCGAACCGGGAAAGTCGGTTATAAAGAGCCTTATGCAGGGGATGAAGAATCCTCTGAGAGGCGGGACCGATCGTGACCATCCGATCCTTGCCGTTCTCCGTCACGACATGGAAGTTGACATCCCTAGGGATAGTCCACTCCCAGTCTTCACGGAGACAACGGCTCACGAAACTGGCCCGATCAGGCCGAAGGGAGCGAGCTCCCCCCACACTCTTTTTGGCCTCCGTGCACGCCGACACGGAGGGCGTTGAGCCCCAGACCAGGTCCGG